GACTAACACTATTATAACACTTATTAAGATTTTTAATAATCTTATTTTTCCAAAAAATTTAGGAGATTAAATGAAAACAGGCAAAAAAGATTTGCTTAAAGAAGCAATCGCCGACGCTAAAGCCGTTAAAGAAACTGCCTTAGCAAATGCAAAAATCGCCCTTGAGGAAGCGTTCACACCAAGATTACAGTCAATGTTATCTCACAAATTAGCCGAAGAGTTAGAAGATGATGAAACTCTAGCAACTGAGGAAGAAGATGAGATGATGGGTACTGAAGAAGGATATGGTGAAGGCTACGAAGGTGAAGAAGATGAAACCATGACAACTGAAGAAGATGAAATGGGTGGTGAAGAAGATGAAACCATGACTACTGAAGAAGAAGATGAAATGATGATGGGTACTATGGGTGGTGAAGAAGCCGAAGAAGAAGATGAAGAGGAAATGGGTGGTGAAGAAGAGGAAATGTCAGATTTGGATTTAGAATCAATCATCAAAGAATTGGAAGCTGAAATGGGTGGCGAAGAAGAAGAAGAAATGGAAAATCCTGAAATCACCGAATTAAAAAGAATTCGTGAAAGAATCAGTAAGAGATTAACCGAATTGGAATCTTCTGAAATCGGAACTGGTGATAACAAAGTAGCCGACTTAGTTGGTGGCACTGAATATCCTGAAGCAGCTGATTTTGTTGCAGAAGAAGAGGGTGATGAAGAAGTTAATTTGGATGAGGTTATCAGAGCCCTTAGAGAAATGAATGGTGATGTACCTGCTGAAGAAGAAGAAACTGCTGGTATGACCGAAGAAGAAGCTGAAGAAATGAAGAGTGATTTGGAAGAAGCATATAAAGTTATCAAATCATTGAAGAATACCATCAATGAGGTAAACCTTTTAAATGCAAAACTTTTATACACTAATAAACTTTTCAGAAACTTTGATTTAAATGAAAAGCAAAAAGTTAAAGTTGTTGAAAACTTTGACCGTGCTTCATCTTTGAGAGAAGTAAAATTAGTTTTCGCTACATTGGGTGAGAATCTTAATGTTGCAAGAAAAACACAAAATAGAGTTGTAAAAGAATCATTTGCATCCAGACCAACTAAAGGAACAAAGCCTGCTGGTATCATTACCGAAGGTTCTTCATTGGCAGCAAGATTCCAAAAACTCGCTAATATCAAAAAATAATCGTATAACTAAAATAAAGGATAAAAATGAATATAAAAAGCATTTTAAACGAAAGCGCTGGATTTGAAAAAGTGCTTCGTAAAGAAGCCAAAGGTTTGGTTGCTAAATGGAAAAAAACCGGTCTTTTAGAAGGAATTTCTAGTGAGATTGAAATTTCCAATATGGCACAGCTTTTGGAAAACCAAGCAAAACAATTAGTAACTGAAGCAAATGCAACCACTATTGGTTCAAATGGTGAAGAGTGGAATGGTGTAGCTCTTCCGCTTGTTCGCCGTATTTTCTCTGAAATCGCTGCGAAAGAGTTCGTTTCAGTACAACCGATGAACCTTCCTTCCGGTCTTGTTTTCTACTTAGATTTTAAGTATGGAACAGGTCAGCCAGGTTTCACAACTGGTTCAGGTAAAGATTCACAAGCCGACTCAGTATTTGGTATCACCGAAACTGCTAACCAGGCTTCAGGTGGTCTATATGGTGCTGGCCGTTTCGGTTACACCATCAATGATGATGTAACAACTTCACAAACAATTGGCGCTGCACCAGCAGCAGGTACTGTTACAACTTCTTCTGTAACTGCGGCTGATTACAACTACGATACTGCGTGGTCTGCATCAAATGCTGGTCAAACATGGTTGAAATACACCGTTGCAACAGCGGCGATGACTCGTCCTGATTTAGAAGGTGTTCGTGCGTTTACAATTAGTGGTTCTAACATCACCACATTCTATCCACAATTTACAACTATAAACTCAGCAGATACTCAAATTTCGTTTATTTGTAGAGCTGTTGCAGCATCTGCGGCAACTAACGCGGTTGTTAGATACCAAAAACAACCAACTGATGCAGCTCGTGGTGATTTTGAAACAACTAAAGCTGGAATGGAACTAAATCCTGAAACGGATATCAACATTCCCGAATTGAACATTGAGATGCGTTCAGTTCCGATTGTTGCTAAAACTCGTAAGTTGAAAGCACAATGGACACCTGAATTTGCGCAGGACTTGAACGCATATCACTCTATTGATGCAGAAGCAGAATTAACTTCAATGTTATCTGAGTATGTATCACAAGAGATTGATTTTGAAATCTTGGATATGTTAATTCAAAACGCATTGACTACAGGTTACTGGTCTGCAAGAATCGGACAAGTTTGGAATGGTAGTGCATTTGTACAAGATGCTAACTTAGCCGGACAAGCTTACATTCAGGGAACTTGGTTCGCTACATTCGGAACTGTACTACAAAGAGTTTCTAACCAAATTCACGCTAAGACAATGCGTGGTGGTGCAAACTTTATTGTGTGTTCTCCTGATGTTGCAACTGTGTTAGAATCAATTCCTGGCTATATAGCTGATGGAACTGGTGCTGAGAGAGAATTCGCATTCGGTTTAACCCGTGTAGGTTCTTTCGCTCAGCGTTACAAAGTGTATAAGAATCCATATATGCAAGAGAATCTTGTGTTGATGGGTTACAAAGGAACACAATTCTTGGAAACTGGTGCTGTTTACGCTCCATACATTCCATTAATTATGACTCCACTTGTGTATGACTATAAGAACTTTACTCCTCGTAAGGGTGTTATGACCCGCTACGCCAAAGAAATGGTGAGAGGTGAGTTCTATGGTAAAGTGTATGTGAACGGATTGGAGACTATCTCCGGTCAATAATCTGATTGAAAGATTATAAATTCAAAGGGGGAGGGTGAAAACCTTCCCCTTTTGTTTTTTATGAGGATATTTATAGTAAACTTAAATGGGTTACAATTATGACTGAAAACATAGAAAAACGAGTCCCAAAGGGAGATATAAAGTTCTCAATTACACTTTCTGATGAACAAAAGCAGGCAAAACAAAGTATTCTTCAACACCCATTTAATTTTATAATGGGAAAAGCAGGTAGTGGTAAAACACTCCTTGCCTGCCAAATCGCATTAGATTCTTTTTTTAAAAGGGATTATAATAAAATTGTTGTTACAAGACCAACAGTATCCAATGAGGATAACGGATTTTTACCTGGCTCTTTAGAAGAAAAATTAGAGCCGTGGTTAGTCCCTATTCGTTCTAATATGCGAAAGGTGTATGATAAATCTTCTGTATTGGATAAGATGGAACAGGATGAAAAAGTAGAGTTGGTATCACTTACTCACTTTAGAGGTAGAACCTTTGATGATTGTGTTTGTATTGTGGATGAGTTTCAGAATCTTACGAAATCCCAACTTGCGATGGTGTTAGGGAGATTGGGTAAGAATTCAAAGATGATATTATGTGGAGACCCACAACAGATAGATTTAAAATCCGCAAACGATTCTGCTATTCACGAGGTAGCAAAATTAAAACCAAGTGGGTATGTTTACACTGTAACTTTAAAAGATAATCATAGACACCCAGCGTTGGATGAAATATTTAAACTATTATACGAATATTAGATATTTATATTAATAATAGAGGAGTAAAAAAATGGCAGCAGGAAGATACTTATTAACCATAGAGCAGGGAGCAACTACTGATTTATTGTTGGAATATAAAGATTCTAATGGAAATCCTGTTGATTTAAGTGGATATACCGCAAGGATGCAAATAAGACCAACGATAGATTCATCTACAACACATCTATCAATAACAAGTGTTACCGCATCCGATGGCACGGGTTTAAACTTAACACCAACCTCTGCATCATTAACATTACCAAGAACATCAGGTAGTGTTGGTTTATTTATTTCCGCAGCAACATCATCTGGATTAAGTTTTACGGAGGGGGTTTACGATATAGAATTAGAATCCTCTACGGGTGTGGTTACAAGATTATTGGAAGGTATAGTAAAACTTTCAAAAGAGGTAACTAGGTGAGTAGTGATAGATTGAATGTAAAAGTTGTATCAAATCAAAATTCAGTAGAATTAACCAAAAACGAAAACACGGTTGTAATCTCTGATAAGAACCGAGATACTTCTATAAATGTACTACAAAAAGAAACAGCAGTTGTTACTGTAGTATCCAAAGGCCCTAAAGGTGATAAGGGTGATAAAGGTGATAAAGGTGATAAAGGTGATACGGGAATTGCAGTTACTAATCAAATAACCACGGGGAGTATAACCGCATCTGTAGATATAGGAACTGATACTTTTAAAGTACAAAGTGGTTCATCTACATTTTTATATGTAAGTTCAAGTGGTAGGGTTGGTATAGGTACTACATCACCACTATCCATACTTACTGTAGCAGGGGGGGATATAAACATTAATAGTGGGTATAGTATAGGTGGTAATTTTGTAGGTACATATACATCATTCATAACATATCACAATGATGGGTTAGGATTTTTACAAAGCGCAAGTTTTGGATTTAGAGGCTCTGCTTATATGGATTCAATCGCTTACCCCAATCTTTTTGGATTTGGTATAAATGACTTAAGATTTTTCGCATCCACGAATGGTATTGCAGCCCCATCCGAAATAATGAGAATAGTAGGTTCTACTGGGTTTGTAGGTATTGGAGAAACATCTCCATCAGCTAAATTAGAAATTAAAGGCAGTGGAGCAACCTCTGCAACAACCGCATTTAGAGTAGAAAATTCATCAGCAACATCATTATTAACTATATTAAATGATGGTACATCGGCATTTAATACATCACATCTTTATGTAAGTAGTAGTGGTAGAATAGGTATGGGAACTACTACCCCACAATCTCAGTTACACATTACAGGAGCAAACGCATTATTTACCCTATCACCACTCCATCCCCTACCAACAAGTAATGTTCCATCCGCATCATTCGCAACGAGTGGTAGTGGTGCAAATTTAAAACCTTATTTTTGGAATGGTTCTTCTTGGAACGCATTATATTAAAACCACATAATCAAAAATAAAACTATTTATATAAAACGGAGAAAAGTATTATGGCAATAAAAGTAACAGGGTATTTCAAAAACCCAACAACAGGCCTGATTCACGAATCACCATTATTAACACTTGTTCCACATTTACAATATGCTGGACAATTACAAATGGATGTTCATATCAGCGGAGGTGGAACGGTAGCGTATCATTCAATTGATAAAAATGCATTGGTATATAACTCCGAAATTACCGATGGTTATTCACAACTTATTGATGCTTTAGAAACCTATGTTATTAATAACCTTAAAACCGCAAACGATGTAAACTCTGCGGCAACATTTGAACACTATGTAAAGCCTGTAGTTGTAGAACCAACTGAACC